TATTGGTAATGGAGCTTTATTTTTAAATGGTACAGGTATTGTTATTCCAACTGATTCAGGCTCTGTTGACTACACGTTTATAAAAGAAGCTAGTAACACTAAGTTAATGTTTAGAGCAGGTTTTAATACTGCAGGCACTACGAACTATGAAAACATCTCAATCCAACCTACTAACGTGTTTGCCTATGATTGGAAAAGAAATCCAAATGAGGCTCAAGAAGGAGTTACCTTTAGTAATAACAACGTAACTTTATCAGGGCAGTTTACTAAAGTTAAAGGCCTTTCTAGTTCATACCCTTCAGGAACTGAAGTTTTGTTAAAGTTTGATGTACTCTCATTTACTGAAAATGTAAACTTTAGAGTATCTAAAGGTGCGGGTGAAATTGAAATTAAAGATTTAAAACTCGGTGAGAATGCACTTAGGTATACTACGACAGCATCACAAACAGATGTAATAATTAGCACTAGTAATGATAGTGATGATTACGAAATAACTCTTGATTCTATATCAGTTCAAGAGGTTAAAAACCAACCGAAACTTATCGGGGTTGATAACGTGTCTACAGTAAGCGCGCCAACAAATAGTACGGTTGTAATCAACAACGGTCTAACTGATGGAGCTGACACTATAACTATCACGTATGCAGAGGCTGACGCAACCTCAACGGTGCAGATGAGGAACTTCTTCCAAGACGCAATCGTAGAGTCTGCTAACGCAAATAATACAGGTAAGGTTATTGAGATTAAGTCTCCTGTCCTTATCAACGACATTGTAGCATCTTAATGTTATAATGTAATAGGTTGAAAGAGGAGCTCCATAGGGGCTCTTTTTTTTTTGCGTATATTTGTGAAAAGATTTAATAATGATAGATGACGTTAGAACCACAGTACTTGCTGTGTTAAATAAGAATAACTACGGGTATTTATCTCCAATGGATTTTAACCTGTACGCTAAGCAAGCACAGCTTGAAATATTCGAGAACTTATTTTACCAATACAATAATCAGATAAACTCAGAGAACGCGCGTAGGTCAGGTACTGACTACGCTAACATATCAAAAGGTATCCTTGAGGATATAGACCTTTTTAGCAAGGATTCAATATTAACCTCTAGTTACGGAACATTCGCCTTGCCTAGTGATTATTATTTTATAAATACAATTACAGCAAGTATTAATAATGTTAACATTGAAGTTGAGAGAGTGTCTCAAGGAAAGATTACAGCTTTAAAGATGTCTCCTCTTACAGCCCCAACCAATGAATTTCCTGTATATACCCAAGAAGGTGGTATTATAGATATTACTCCTAATCCGCCTCAAGCTACCGCAAGATATATTAGATACCCGTTTGAACCTAAGTGGACTTATACTGCAGTAGGGAATAATGTACCTATATTTAATCCAAGCGCAGGGGATTACAGAGACTTTGATTTACCTCTTAGCTATCAAAACGAGTTAGTGAATAAGATACTTAAGTACGCAGGGGTTGAGATTCGCGAGACTATGGTAGTTGATTTTGCTAATAAACAAGAACAACAAAATAATATAGAGCAGCAATAATGGCATATATATCTCAATACGAATATTACGAAAACGGTGGTACTAATCCTGAGGATAAAAATTGGGGTTCGTATCAGTACGTTAGCCTGAAGGATATAGTAACAAACTTCATGCTTATGTATCAAGGGAATCACTCCCTTGTAAATAACGAGGAGCGATACAAGATTATATTCCACGCAAAACGCGCGATTCAAGAGCTTAACTATGATGCGTTCAAGGAAGTGAAAGCTTTACAGGTGGAGCTTGATGACGCTATGCGATACGTGCTTCCTTCGGACTATGTGAATTGGGTTAGGGTGTCGATGTTTGAGAACGGTGTATTATTTCCATTAACTGAAAACATTCAAGCTACTACAGCTCAGCAATACCTTAAAGATAATAACGGAGCTTTATTATTTGATGAAAACGGTGAGGTGTTAAACCCTGAGTTCTCAGACTTTGACCTTGCAAGAATTAAAGGAACTAAGAAGAGTATATACTTAAACGAGTCTAGTCCGTTTAATGGTAGTGAAGGTTACTGCTGTGATGGGGCTTGGTATTTTGACTACGCTATAGGTGCTCGTTATGGTTTAAATACAGAGACTGCAAACGCTAACCCAACCTTCAGGATAGATTCTAAGGCGGGTGTTATAAACTTTGACTCTACAATGGCGGGTAAGTCTGTTATATTAGAGTACGTGTCTGACGGAATGGAGGGTGGTAACGACTCACTCATTACTGTGAACAAGTTATTTGAGGAGTACGTGTACGCATACATTCAGTACGCTATACTTAATAGCAAGCTTGGTGTTCAGGAGTACATAGTTTCTCGTGCAAGAAAGCAGAAGTCAGCACTACTACGTAATGCTAAAATAAGAATTAGTAACATACACCCCGGTAGACTCCTAATGAATCTAAGAGGGCAATCTAAGTGGATTAAATAAATATGGCTAACTTAAAAAGGCACTTTATAGCCGGTAGGATGAATAAGTCTGTCGATGAACGGCTAGTACCTAACGGTGAGTATGTAGACGCAATGAATGTTCGTCTTGGCTCTACTGAAGAATCTGAGATAGGTTCTGTAGAATCATCAAAAGGTAACGAGCTTTTAACTGCTATCAATTTAGGTACTTACTCAGATGTACAGTATGACTTAAGTCCTAATGCAAGGTGTATTGGGGCTTTTGAGGATGGTGCTAATGAAACTATATATTGGTTTATACACGATAATAATGCGTCAGGCACAGGTACAAATAAAGCTGACCTTATTGTGTCTTATAATACAAATGTAAAGTCAGTAGAGTACCACGTTATTAGTTTTAAAAACGATGATGACCCTACAAACACCACGTTAAACTTTAATTCTAGTTACCTTATTAGTAACGTAAATAAGGTTGGTAACTTTTTGTTTTTTACAGACAACTACAATCCACCAAGAAAGATAAATGTAAACTCAAGTTACGGATACCCAACCTCAATCACGGGTAGCGATAACTTTGAGTACAATGATATATTAGTAATTTTAGACCCACCTGCTCAAGCACCTTTGGTTACGGGTATTGACAACCCAAGCATCACTGATACTTTTATGCAGGACAGGTTTATATGCTTTGGTTACAGGTATGAGTACGCTGACGGCGAGTACTCAGCTACATCACAGTTTACCAATCCAAGTTTTTTACCTAAACCATTTGAGCTTTCACCTGAGAGCGGTGTAAATGATGGTATGGTAAATAGTATAAACACTGCTGAGGTTACCTTTTTTACAGGCGGCCCTCAAGTAAAAAGTGTTGAGATATTATTTAAAGAGTCTGACTCAGGAACTATTAAGGTTATTGAGAAGCTTAACAAGCAAGACTTAAACTACTTAGACAACACGAATTATACGTATTTATTTACAGATAGTAAGATATTTACTATATTATCAGAGGGTGAGATATTACGTTTGTATGATAACGTACCATTACTTGCTAAAACACAAACCTTAATGGGCAACCGTATTATGTACGGTAACTACGTTGAGGGTTATGATTTAAAACGTGGCGGTCAAAATACTCGACTATCTTATACGGTAGATGTTAACAGCACAGATATTGGTTTTAACGCATTATCTGATAATGGGTTTAACAATGTCGGGTACACTATTAACCCTGCAGCATCATCAGTAACTACTCTTGGTAATGTGGTTGTAGACTTATCAAACATACAGGATAAATTAACAGCAGGCTCCGCCTTTTCATTTAGCTTTAGATTAGCACATAATAGTTTTAATGGAGCACCTGCAACTTTACCCGCGTCCACAAATAACAACATGGAGTTTGGGTTTACATACATACTCCCTCAGAACTTTAGCAATACAACAGAGCTTTTAAATAGCACGGACTTTCAAGATAAGTTAGGCTTATCCTCTTCTATAGTGCCTATAAGCACAGCTTGTGAAAGGCAAACCTTAACAGATAGATATAACTGCGCGTTGTCAGACACTCTTCAAGGAGGCTATAGTCTTTATAGCAGCGGTATTTCTGCTGTTGAACAACCTATTATTGCAGGTCCTTCATCAGGTACGGAGATGAGTCTAGTTGTTTTGGCGGCAGTATATACAAACGACCCTGCTTCACCTGTTATAGGTAACTTAGCTTTTGAGTATTTTGATATAGCTGAGGCTGAGTTCTCTTTTCAACAAGAGCCAAGCTCTGCGAGCCTTCATAGTAACAGAGGTTATGAGGTAGGTATTGTTTATATGGATGAGTTTAACAGAGCTACAACAGCTTTGGTAAGTGAATCGAACACAGTTTATATTCCCTGCTCAGCAAGTCCTACTAAGAATAAAGTGGTTGTAAATATACCAACATCTCAGTTAGCTCCTGACTTTGCTAAGAGATATAAGTTTGTAATAAAGCCTGATGGTGAGCAATATGAAACCATCTATTCAAACATTTACTTTAAAGACTCTGAAAGCGATTTCACATACTTCTTATTGGAGGGTGAGAATATTGCTAAGGTTGAAGAGGGTGATAGGTATATTGTAAAACGAGACTCAACAGGCCCGATGAGAAGCTGTGCTCAAGCAACTGTTTTAGAAAAGAAAGCTCAGGCAGAAGATTTTATAACAGCTCTTGATTCAAGCGGAAATTCTATAACAGTTCCTGCGGGAACTTATATGAAGATGATGACCACTAACTTTGCAGCAGGCTCATCAAGTTCTTCCTTTAATCAAACAGGAATTCAATCGTCTGAGCAGAACGTGCCTAGTGCAATTACGTATCTTGAGTATGACGGGTTTAGTACCCCTGCTTCAGGTGGTGGAAGCCCATACACAAATACTCGTATACCAAGAGGTTCTAGAATTAATATTAGTATTGATTGGTACAGGGCGGGAACTAACTATGTAGGAGATAGAAATTGTAATAAGTTAGAGTATAACTTCACAGCTAATGTTGAAGCTTCTCAAGAATACACAGATATTATAGGCTTGTGGAACGGTGAGAATGTAAGAGACTTACTACCTAATGATTTTGTCTACAACTCAACAGAGCTTACTACTCCTGCAGAAATAATTGCATTTGAACAAAGCGGAACTGCTTCAACTAGAAGGTTGCAGTGGTTTAAAAATGCGACTGATGACCAAATAAAACTTTTAATTAGTGGCTATCAATCTTGTGCAAGCGGTACTATTTCAAGTATTACCTCTAACTTTCAAATATTTATAGCAGGAGAGACTAACCTTATTGTTTTTGAAACCGAACCTACAGATGCTTTACCTGACGTTTGGTATGAGGGCCAAGACTCGTATCCAATTGATACAGTTACAGGATACCACTTAGATGGTGGTAACTTTGCTGACCTTGATGACCAAGACCAAAGCGCAACAGAGCCTGCTATACTACACCTTAACTTCTCTAACTGCTATGCTTTTGGTAACGGTGTAGAGAGTTATACCGTTAGAGATTCTGTAAAAGGAAGAGCTATGAGTTTGGGTAATCGGGTAACTACAGTTTCAGAGCAGGACTACAAAAGAGCTCATAGAAGTAGTGATATTACTTATAGTGGTATATACAACGACGAGACAAACTTAAATAGATTAAACGAGTTCAACTTAGGGTTAGCTAACTTTAAGGCGTTAGAAGACTCCTTTGGACCTGTAAACAAGCTTTTTGCTCGTGAAACAAATATACTCGCGCTTCAGGAAGATAAAATATCTTACGTTCTTTCGGGTACAAATTTATTGTCAGACGCAAGTGGTGGTGGTGTTTTAACGTCTGTACCTGAGGTGTTAGGTAAGCAGATAGCTAGAATAGAAGACTACGGTATTAGTGATAATACTGAGAGCTTTGCCTCGTATGGTAGCAGTAAGTTTTTTACAGATGCTAAGCGAGGTGCTGTTATACAGTTAAAAGGCGACGGCCCATCAGAAAGTCTTAATGTTATTTCAGAGCTTGGAATGCGAAGTTGGTTTAGAGACTTATTTACTGATAGCTTTGAAACTCAAAAGCTTGGCGGTTATGACCCTTACATGAATGAGTATGTTCTATCTAACAACGACATACTACTACCTAAAGAAGAGGAGTGTATTCCTTGTGGTCAAAGGCAAACTTTCTTATTAAAGCCTAGCGGAACTAAATCTTTTTGTGTAGACTTAGAGACATCTCTTGGTGACGTTGGTTATAGCTATAGTTTAGGTTCAGACAGCGTTCTACTTCAAGTTTCTTGGGATGGAACTCAGCAAATAAATCAAGTTATAACAGGTGATGGGGTTTTGACTTTTAATAAATCAAAAGTGTTGCCATTAAAAGTTGATGTTGTTTTAACCAATCAATCAAGTGAAAATGATGCAACTATTGATTTAACTTCAGGGTGTCCTACGGGTACTGAATTAAAAGTAAGGACTATTGTTCTTACAAACAACTCTGATTCAAATAAAATTTTAAATTGTTTTTATAGTTACGATGGGGGCAGTGCTGAAGTATTTAGCCCTAATAACATTGTTACTTTCCAAAACAATCCTAACACATTAATATTTGCGTCTTCTTACGAAACTTACACAGGGGACCAAGGGCAGGGCTCAATACCTGTAAAGGGAAATGACGTCACCATAAGGACAAGTGCTAATGCTGAAACTTTTTATAACTTAAATAATAAAGACAGGTTTTTGTGGTTAAATACTAATACAAACTACGCAAATACGTCAGCAGATTTATTTAGTTTAGTTACCGCAGCAACCTCTCTGATACCAAGTAATAATGGTGCAAATGAGTTTAGTGCTACATTTACCCTTCCAAGTTCTGTATATGATTATATTTATTTAATATGGGATTTAAGAAGAGAAGACTCTTCATTCTTATGCGAACAAGCGGGTCAACAAACAGTTTCTAACCTTGAGGAGGTTTGCTGTGCTTGCGGTTGTGAAGATGGCTCAGGTAACCCTATTTCAACTGAATATACAATTACAAACTCAGGAAGCACGACTTTAACTTTAACATACGATGGTAGCTCTACGTTAAGTATTTTAGGTAATACCGTAACGGACTTCTGCTCATCGACTACACCAACATATACACCTACAACTGCGTCAGGTGTCTCAATAACCGCTAAATCTTGTGATTGCTAATGGCTAAATTTGGACAATACTATATAGATGGAGATAACTTAGGGAATGCAACTGCTGTATTTTCTAATGAAAAAATGACCACTCTTGCACCTGAAGGGTACTACTCAGAAGGTAACATAACGAGATATTTTAACACCACAGGTAAAGGCCCTGAGCTACTTTTAAATGGCTCTTTTTTTCTTGGAAGTTTAGGGTGGGATACTATTCCTTTTGGAAATGATAGCTTTACAGCGGGTCAAGTTATTGTAACTACAGGGGGAGCTCCGGGACAAACCAAGTTGTTTAATAGTCCCGGTCAAGAGATTTTGAATTTATTTCCTGTAGGTCAAGTAGAGTTTTATTTTCAATATGCCGTTTCAGCAACAACAGGTAGCCCAACCCTTCAATACTTTAATGGGACTAATTTTGTAGATACAAATACAAGTGCTAGTGAAGATATTTTATTTACATCTACAAACACTATAGATAACTTTCAAATAAATATTGCTAGCAGCAGTGCTACAGATACAATAACTATAACCAACCTTTCTTTTAGACAGAAAGTTCCAATTGGATTAAGTGGCAACCTTGACTGCCCTTTATGTACTGTAGACTGCGCAGTTCAACCATTAATAACTACCCGTAATAATGCAGCGGGTATAGCGAAAATAAACACCAAATTTGGAAACACGCAAGCTGCAATAAAGGTTAAC